GGTGGATCTGGCGTGTGTGGTCGTTCATGTCAGCGCCTCGCGCACGGCGGCGGCGAACGCGTCCGAGACGGGCCGGTAGGTCGCGTTGCCGACGGTCCCGACCCCGGGGCCGAGGCCGGTGTCAGACGCGTCGCGGTCGAGGCCGTAGATCACGGCGCTCATCGACGCCGGCGGCACCCGCGTCTCTTCGGTCGCGACCACCACCCAGTCGCCATCGACGCCCGGCAGGCGCACGAGGTACAGCAGCTCCGGCACTTCACGCGGGATCGCCATCGCCAGCGCCACGCCGTCGCACGCGCCGCCCTTGAAGGTCGCCCGAATCATCGCTTCTCCCTTCGTCGAATCTCCCGCGAGGAGGCTACATGACCGTCGTCACGCTCAGAGGCTTTGCCGGCGGGGAGACGGTCAACGTCTACCCGTTCATGAAGGCGGAGCCGTTCATCCGCCAGTACGGTCAGACGCCGCCCGGCGCGCCGACCGCCACCGGCGCCGCGTCCGCCACCGGCGTCTACGCGCCCGACCTGCCCGACAACACCGAGTACCTGGCGTTCGGGCTGACCTCGAAGGTGTGCAAGCAGGTCGTCAACGCCGTCACGCAGGGCGGCTCCGTCCCCTGGGCGCCGGCCGTCTGAAAGGAGGTCTGATGAGTCCGAGCTACCTGCCCGTCACGATCGACGGTCACGACATCCCGGCTGACGCGCCGCGCTCGCAGGCGATGGGCGACACCTACGCGGACGCGGTCACCACCAAGGCCGAGGAGTACCGCTCCACGGTCCTGCACTGCCACTACGACATCGCCGACCGCACGATCACGCTCTACGCCGCCAACGCGCCCGAGGGTCCCGTGTTGTTCAACTTCGGCGACGGCACCGGCGAGATCGAGGAGCAGATCACCGGCGAGGGCGGCAGCGCCAGCGCCGAGCACACCTACGCCCGCGACGGCGTCTACCGCGTCGGCGTGCGCACACCCAACGACCGCTGGTTCACCGAGGCCGCCGTCAACTGGCCGGCGCCGCCCACTCCGCCCCCGCCTCCCGAGGAGATCCCATGACCGAGCCTGCCTACCACCGCCAGCCGATCACGCTGGACCCCAACCAGGAGCCGCCCGAGGACGAGGCGCCGCTCGCGCAGGGGCACGACCGCGAGCTGGCCGAGGAGGTCAAGGAGGCGATCGTCGAGCACAGGGAGACCGTCGAGGCCGAGGCCGACCAGGAGGAGGTGACCGCGCGCGCGCCGGGCGACCACGCGGGCGAGGAAGGCGGAGCCGAAGACCCAAAAGCGTCTGACGACGATGTCCCCGACGGCACGATCGACGAGGTCAAGGCGTGGGTCGGTGACGATCCCGATCGCGCACAGCGGGCACTGGAAAGTGAGAGGGCCGGCCAGAACCGCACGACGCTGATTACCTACCTCGAAAGCGTGTGATGTCACCCGCTGCCGAGGCTGACATCCGGCAGCGGCTGTTCACCGATTTCCCGTTCTACGCGCAGGCCGTCCTGAAGGTGCTCGACCGGGGCAAGCTCGTGCCCTTCGAGCTGCGGCCGGCGCAGCTCAAGCTCTGGACCGTCCTGTCAGATCAGATGGCGCGTGGCGTCCCGCTGCGCGCTGTGATCCTCAAGGCCCGCAAGCTCGGCGTCTCGACGATGGCGCAGGGCATCATCCTCCAGCGCACCACGCTCAGACCGAACCACTCCGCGATCACGATCGCGCACAACTCCGACACCGCCGGCGCGATCCTGCGGATGGCGGAGCTGATGTACGCCAACCTGCCGGAGATCGACGACGACGAGATCGTCATCAAGCCCGAGATCGCCAACCGCCGCCGTCTGAAGGAGCTGCGGTTCGGCACCCCGGACAACTTCACCGCGCACCCGTCGAACGGCCGGCGCGGCTTCGGCGGCGACCAGTCGTCGATGATCGTGGACACCGCGAAGGAGTTCGAGGCCGGCCGTGGCTTCACCTTCAACAGCGTGCACGGCTCCGAGGTCGCCTTCTACCCGGACCTCAAGCGCAAGCTGACATCACTCCAGAACGCCGTCGATCACACCGACCCCGACTCGCTGATCCTGTTCGAGTCCACCGCCAACGGCCACAACGAGTTCAAGGACTTGTGCGACCGCGCGCTCGCGGGCGAGGGCGACTACCCGCTCGTGTTCCTCGCGTGGTTCGACGATCCGCGCTACGTCCGGCCGCTGACGCGCCGCGAGGCGCAGACGTTCGTGGTCGGCGAGCACCGGCACGGCGAGGAGGAGTTCGATCTCGTCGCCAACTACCAGCTCTCCCCGGAGCAGCTCAACTGGCGCCGCTGGGCGATCGACAGCCTCTGCCAGGGCGACGTCAACGTCTTCCATCAGGAGTACCCGAGCTTCCCGGCCGAGGCGTTCCTCGCGTCCGGTCAGACGTTCTTCGGGTCGGTGCTGATCCAGCGGGCTATCCGCGATTCCTCTCAGGCGCCGGAACCGAAGGCGGTCTCTCTGAAGGCGACGGCGACCACCGAGCGGAAAACCCGTAGGGGGGTCACCGAAGTTCCCACGACCGTGAAGGTCACAGAAGGCGGGCCGTGGGAGCTGTGGACGCCGCCGTCTGACGAGGGCCAGTACGTCGTCGCGTGCGACCCCGCGACCGGCGAGGACGACGACGAGCAGGCGTTCTTCGGCATCGTCGTGATCGACCATCAGACGCGCGAGCAGTGCGCGCAGCTCGAGATCCGCACCGAGCCGGACCTCGTCGCCGAGCAGCTCCTGCTCGCCTGCCTGCTCTACGGCAAGCACCGCCGGCCGTGGCTCGCGGTCGAGCGCACGGGCGGGTTCGGGCTGGCGATCATCGACACGCTCTACCACGAGTTCGGCTACCGCCAGATGTACACCAAGCGTCGCGGCGACCGCCCGACCGGCAACTTCACCGATCGGCTCGGCTGGGACACGACGCGCGTCACAAAGGCGCTGCTCCATGACGAGGCGATGGCACTCCTTCGTGAAGGCACCCACGGCATCAAGAGCGTCCGACTCGCCCGCCAGATGGAGACGTACGTGCGGCGCGGTAGTGGTCGTGTGGGTCCGCAACCCGGCTCGACGTCGGATCTCCTGCTCGCGTGGATGATCGCTCAGACGGTCGCGTCTGAGAAGGCGCCGCGCGTCGATCGCCCGCGCGGTCCGCGTCCCACGCGTCGCGTGCGCTACGCGGCCACCGGTTATTGAGGGTTCGGCGCCCGGCAAGGGGTCCCACCGGGCGCCTCCCCTAGACGGCCGCGAGCCATTGATTTGCACGAACGACTGCTCTCCCGGCCTATGTGAGCGGCGGTCGTGTGAGTGACATCGGACTAGACCGGCGCGAACGCCGGGCATCGGTTCGAGCGATAACCGACATCTTCCGGCCCGCAGCTCGGAGAGGAGGCTACATGGTCTACGTCTGCCGGATCTGCGGGATGCAGTTCCCCCTGCACACCAACGGCGTGTTCGAGTCCCACGTGCGTCGCTGCGTCGAGCGCAACCAGGACGTCGTCGCTGCCTTCAGACCGGCCGTCATCGAGTTCGGCGATCCCGAGCTGGCCGCGTTCGCGCGCGCCGAGGGTGACGTCTACAACCGCCGACCCGGCACGAGACGGAGGCCGCGATGAGCTTGACCACGGGGCGTCTGCTCCTGCCCTACCCGGAGTCCACCGACTCAGCCGACGTCCCGCGTGACATCAAGGCGCTCGCCGATCGCGTCGAGGCGCTGACGGCGTGGATCAGACAGGCCGACTTCGCCGCCAACGCCGGCGTGCACTGGCCCGGCGATCTGAAGCTCTCCGCCGTCGCCGCCGTGGCCGTCGTCGCGGGCGCGCCGTGGCTGCCGTGCGACGGCGCGCCCTACCTCCGCGCCGACTACCAGAACCTCTTCGACGCGCTCGGCGGCGCGGCCTCCCCGTGGGGCCTGCCGGACGGCACGCACTTCAACGTCCCCAACTTCAAGGGCCGCGTCCCGATGGGTGTCGGCCTCGCCATCGCCAACGGCGCGACCGCGCACGCGCTCGGTCAGCTCATCGGCGAGGAGACGCACAAGCTGCTCCCCAACGAGCTGGCGATCCACACCCACACGTACGACAAGGTCACGGTCAACGGCAGCGGCTCCGGCCAGTCCGGATCGAACCTCTTCGTGATGACCGGCAGCAGCACGAACCCCACGGCCAGCGTGCAGAACACGACGACCGAGACGCCGCACAACACCTTGCAGCCCAGTGCGGTCGTGACCGTGCTCATCAAGACGTAGGAGGCCGCCATGCAGCGACAGTTCAAGTTCCTGGGGGAGCTGACCGAGGACGGCTTCATCAGCCACGACCGCGACGAGGTCCGCACGACGCTGCTCGACCTCGAAGGCGCGCTGTTCCAGCTCGGCGGCGTGATGACGATGTCAGCCATCCGCACCGAGGTCGCGCCGGGTGAGTTCGTGACCACGGGCATGCTGATCTCCTACGACAGCTTCACGCCCGCCCTGAAGGCCGAAGAGGTCGAGGCGAGCTGATGGCCGTCGCGCTGGAGGGTCGCGACCGCGAGCTGGTCCAGATCGTCGAGCGCGCGTTCAAGCAGGCCGAGCCGGAGCACCGCCAGTTCCGTCTGAAGGCCGAGGAGGACTACAAGCTCTACCGGGGGTTCTCGGAGTTCAAGACGGCCAACGCGTCGCGCTACCGCGACGCCGACGAGGTGGTCCACGAGGCGCGATCGGAGTGGGGCGCGGAGCTGTTCATCCCGTTCGCCTACTCGACGGTGGAGACGATCGTCCCGCGCATGGTCTCGACGGGGCCGCGCATGATCGTCGTCCCCCGCGACGCGCAGGCGCTCGGCAACGTCCGGCACATGAAGCTGGTCATCGACGCCCAGCAGAAGCAGATCAACTACGAGACGATCCTTCAGACGATCGCCAAGGACGGGCTGCTCTACGCGCTCGGCGTCGGCAAGACACGCTGGAAGTACGAGGAGCGCCTTCAGACGATCGCGATCCCCGACCCGCGCGACCCGACCGGCGACAAGTTCATCGAGGGGCCGCCGAAGATGACGTGCACCTACGACGACGCCATCGCCGAACGCGTCGATCCCTTCGACTTCCTGTGGGACCCGCTCGGCGATTCGATGGACAACGTCGAGTTCGTCATCCACCGCTTGTGGCGCGGGCCGGCGGCGGTCAGACGCAACGTCGCCAACGGCACGTGGCGCGCGTTCGAGAACGACGAGACGTGCCCGTGGACGCTCGACGACCTGCTCAGCTCGCGCGCTCAGACGCAGCGCTCAGACGTCTGGGATCAGCGGCTGACGGCCGAGGGCTATGACACCACCGGCCAGCGCCAGGACGCGCTGCACGAGGTGTGGGAGTTCCACGACGGCAACCAGGTCATCACCGTGCTCGACGGCCAGTACCCGGTGCAGGCCGGCCCGAACCCGGGCGGCGTCGCGCGGATGCCGTTTCAGATCTACCGGCCGACCGTCGTCGGCGGGCGCTTCGTCGGCATCTCGGAGATCGAGCCGATCAAGCACCTCCAGTACGAGATCAACACGCTGCGCTCACAGCGCCGCGACGCGGCGACGCTCAGCCTCATGCGGACCTTCGCCTACAACGAGACCGCCGTTGATCCCGACGACCTCGTGTTCGGCCCGAACATGGCGATCCCGGTCAACGGCGACCCGCGCGACTTCCTGTTCCCGATCCCGGTGCCCGAGCTGCCGGCCTCCTCCTACCGCGAGGAGGACGCGATCATCAACGACATCCAGCGCACGTCCGGGATCTCAGACCCGGTCACCGGCGGCGACGTCGGCGCGTCTGAGACCGCGACCGGTGTGCAGCTCGTCCAGCAGGCCGCCGGCATGCGCATCCAGAACAAGGCCCGCCTACTGGAAAACAGTGTCATCGTCGCGCAGGGCTACGAGTTCATCGCGCTCAACCAGCGCCGCATCCTCGCGACACGGATGATCCCGGTGCCACAGGAGCCGGACCCGGCGACCCCCAACATCCCGGCGTGGAAGATGGTGCCGGTCGGCCCGCGCGAGCTGATGGGCCGGATGGCGATGGAGGTCGAGGGCGGCTCGACGGCGCCGGAGAACGTGCCGCAGCAGCGCCAGGACGCGCAGATGTGGATTCAGCTCTCCGCCGACCAGCGCGTCAACGGCGAGAAGGCGCTGATCCGCGCGTTCGAGCTGATGGGCGCCGACCAGCCCGAGGGCTACCTGAGGCTCCCGCAGCCGATGGTGCCGGCCGACCAGATCCAGATGTTCCTGCAACAGCTCAAGATCCCGCCGGAGCTGTTCGCGCAGTTCCTTGAGCAGCAGGCGGCGGCCGAGCAGCAGGAGCCGCCGGCCGAGGAGCAGGGCGAACCGCCGCAGCAGGAGGCGTCTGAGCCGCAGCCCGCGATGAACGGAGCGTCCGGTGCCTGAGATCACGCTCAACGAGGTGCCGTGGCCGATCGGGACCGGCGTCACCGTCTACCAGCGCCGGTCTGACCTCGTCCTGCCGGACATGCCGCCGCCCGGCATCCCACCGGATACCAGTGGCATCGTCTACTCAGACCGGACGTTGACCTTCGATGTCAGCGCCTACGGCTCCTATTGGGCGTGCGCGCCGATGACGCCCGGCCAGCGCGACTACCAGTACGTCGGCTTCGATGTCGTCGCGCCCGGCCCGGAGTTCATCCCCGGCCCGCAGGGCGCGCAGGGTCCAACCGGCCCGCAGGGACCGCAGGGTCAGACGGGCGCCGCCGGCGCGCAGGGGCCGGCCGGTCCGGCGGGCGGCACGATCAACAGCGCGTACTACACGCTGGCGAGCGTCGCCGGCCACGCCGCGCTGAGCTTCGCCGTGCTCAAGCCGACGCTCGTCA